GGGGTTCCCAACAATCGCGGCACGGTGAACTTGGAGGAGTTACCGTTTATGGCCGTGGAGAGGACCATTGGAACTTGTTATCGTGAGGATTGGGAGTCAGTGGTTGCAAAGCATTTATTGACCGGTTTGTGGCAACCTAATGCTGAGGATTTGGACTCCTTGGTCGCTGGGTTGGACGAACGAAAGGCGTCAGCCATGTTGAAAGAGTTCTTCTCTACGGGACAGACCTCTTTGGAAAGGTGGATGTTGATGGCGAAGGGCAAGATTAAGCCATCAAGGGAGGATGGAATTGACGGGAAGGTTGATCATTCGCAGACAATTTTGTATTTGGAGAGCAAGACTTTGAATGCATACTATTCTTCCATGATGCGAAGGTTCAAGAAATGCGTTGATGAGTGTCTTAGGCCTAATATTAGGCTGAACGCGGAAGAAAGTGATGAGGAGCACGAGGAATGGTTCAATTCGACGGAGTCATACCGAAAGACGTTTCAGAGCACGTACTGTTATGCTTCTGATATAAGGTGTTATGATAGGTCTCAGGAGCACAGCATTTTGTTGTGTGAAAGTGAGTTTTATCGCAGGCATGGTATATCAGAGACGTTGCTCGCACGGTGGGAAGAAGAGTTCGGGCAGAAGAAAGCGGTTGCTATGATGGTGGGAATTTTGACTGTCTTGGGAATGACTGGTATTTCTGGTGATTGGAAGACGTTGTTCCGCAATGGTGTTGTCAATATGATAGCATTTGTTTGTTCCGCTGAGGTGAACAGAAAAGATGTCGTTGCCATTGATATCAAGGGTGATGACATGGATGCGGAGTTGGCTAGACCAATAAGTGTGGAGAGTACAGCTGAGAGATTCAGTTTGACGTTCAATTTGAGTGCAAAGTTTGCAGATAATCCTCTTCGTTACTTTTGCAAGCAATTTAGGATAAGGGTGTTTGATAGGTGGTATCATGTTGCTGATCCTTGGCCCAGAGTACAGTCTCTGTGCACTCCAGTGTCTTCGTCAGGGAAGTCAGATCTTCTTGAGGAGAGATGGCATTCGTTGAGGGCGGATTTGAGGCATTACGAGAATGGTATTCTTGTTGATGCAGCTGCAGAGGCAGCTAAAGAGTTTTACAATCTCAGTTTTATTCCCTATGGAATGGCGAGGGGTTTGTCGGCTTTGTCGGCAGACTTTAGGTCATTTTTGGGTTTTTTTTCCGAGCACCTGAGTTTGTAGATTAGTGGATTGTTCGGGTTATTCGATTTATCGAGGTTAGCTGCCTTAAAGCAGGACGTATATGACAATTTAGTCCGGTCTAAGGGATTTTTCCTGAATTGTGAGTTTTCCTCTTGTAGAAGAGTTCTCATAAAAAA